TTTGTAAATAAAATCAAATCTTAAATTAATGTAGATTTTTTTATTGAATTTCGTATTCAGCTCTATTTGTCTAATTTATTTTTTCCGATAGCACTTATGGTGCTGTTATGGTGCTAAACCTATATGGTTTTAAAGTATATTCGCAGCTTTAAGGACAACTATCGGAAAAATTAAACAAAAATTTATTAAAAACTCATAAAATATTATAAAAAAAAAAGTTTTAAATTTATTACAAATAATACAATTAATACATAATTTACATGGCATCCTCCATCTTTTTCGCAATATTTGCGGCATGTATCATAATAGCTTCCTTTCGAATAATCCAGCCCTTAGTAGCGGTATCAGATAGTTCTCCGACTTTTTCCCCATTTTCCTGATCATAAAGTTCCCCTAATTCGAGGTCATAAGTAACTCCATCAGGAGTAGTCCAAGTAAGAGTAGCATTTTCTTGTTGAGTAAGCTCTTCATCTTCTTCAACATGTTCATCTTCTTCAACTTGTTCACCATGTTGAGCAGGTGTATCTTCGGCAGGCGGGGGCGGGGGGATATCGGGAACATTTTGCTGTTGATCTTCAGCATCATCTTGTTGTTCGGCATCATCGCGATCTGCTTGTTCATTTTCTTGAGCATTTTGCTTGATATGTTGCTTAATAGCAACCAACAACAAAGCCTTTGAGAGAGCCTTTTTCTTACCATTTTCATCGGGATCGGAGTGTGTAGGCAAATTGTGGTGCTTGCTGTATAGCTTGAGACGATTGAGATTGAATTCATCAATATCGCTGGTGTTGAGGTCTGCGAGCCAATTGCGATCTTCATACTTTTCAGTATAAGAGTGTTGGTTAGAGCGTGACTTTTTAGTGTTCGACTTCTTCTTGGAGGTTTGCTTTTGCTGGATATCTTCGGGAACATTTTCGATCCAGTGGTAGTAGTGCTTGGTATTGGAGGTAGAGATTCTGATAGGATTTTCAGGCTTATCGGGGTCAGAGTATAGGCCTAGAAATAGCTTTTTAGTTTCATGGCAGCGGCCAGCATCAGTAGATTTCTTGGAGGTGTCGGCATGGTGAGAGCAAAGTCCATCGGAATTGATAGATGACTTGGAGCACTGTACATTGAGGAGGCCATAATGGTGTTCTTCGCCTTCGGACTTGATATTTCTGTAGAGAGGGGTTGACTTACCTTCTTCATCGCATGGGTGGCATGCGAGAACAAATTGTCGGGCAGCACAACATTTTTTGTTAAAGGGTATGTCAGCGCGTTCAGTGGATTTCTTGAGTGTGCGCTTTTTGGCGTTTTTCAGCGGGGCAAAGACATTAACAAGGGCATCGATAGTTTCCTTATCGAGAACATCGCGTATGTTTCCTTCCTGCGCGTGCTTGATGAGCATTTGCGCGGAGGCGTTACAGGCACCAACAGAAGAAGCCATGTTCTTTTGGTAGTTAGGTTTGTAAGAGTGTTTGTGTAGGTATATTTTGTTCGTAAGTATGTTTTTTGAGTGTTTGTAAAAGTATTCAAGAGTTTATCAAATTTGTAAAGTTTTGAGGAATGTGTAGATAAAAAGAGTAACGTAGACTAAGAGCAATATAAAAGAGCAATATAATATAAAAGAGCAATATAATATAAAAAGTGTAATATTGTATAAAACAGCAATATTCTATAAAAACAGCTATATAAAAGTCTTGATTGTCTCGTAATAAACTTTATATTGGATAAGCTCAACAAAAATATTTATTACATATTTTACAAATTTGAATTTATGCCTTGATATGTAGTAACATGGAAACACTAAGAGAAGACAGAAATGAAGAACTCCTTGATACAGGTGGAGGTGTTGACCTTAAAAAGATTCATAGGGAAGGGTCTTTATTCTATATTGATGGAAAGAACAATGTTTATGACAAAAAAAGCTTCTTACAAAAATTTGAAAATAATTTTGTTTGGAAATTAAAAGCAAAAATGTCAGTCGAACTTAAGGAAACCACACAGGCTTTCGTTGGATCTATTGTCGGAATTATGTTCTCTGAATTTGAGGGCAAGAAGGTTGGTGATGATTTCTCTATTGATGATTGCGTCGAAAAGTTGATGGAGAAGTTTGAAATTAATGTTGATGCTGGTCCTGGAAAGGAGAAGACGACCACAGAAAAGGCAGAGAAGGCAAAGAAGCCTAGGAAGAAGTCGGGTTATAACATTTTCCTTGCCGAAAACAAGGATTTGGTGAATGCGAAGAGAGAAGAAGTTAGCAAGGAAACAGGTGAAAAGCCACCTTCCCCAGTGACAATTGCGGGCGCATTGTGGAAGGCTTTGTCGGATGAAGAAAAGCAGGTATACAATGATAAGGCCGCCGCACTAGCATAATAATATTACAATAGCATCCTATAGTATTTTATCTTAAATAAATTTGATTAACAATATTTTTTTTGTTAAAATGGAAAACTACTTTAATTCTATTCGCAATATAGGACTAAAAGTAATTCCGTATGATAACATATATTTTAAAGATATACTGGGTGAAGGAGCAAATGGAACAGTTTATGAAGGTATTTTTGAAAATAAAAGATTTGCATTTAAAAGAGTTAGTAATCATAGAGTTTATACTAAATATGACAGAAAAATATATGAAAAAGATATACTTAATGAACTAAGGATGTGTAGTAGTGTAGAAAGTAAGCGCATTATGAAAGTTTATGGAATTTCATATGATGACATTAATGAAGAAATATATATTTACATGGAGTTAATAAAAAACAAAGGTTGCCTCTTTAATTATCTACAGGATGAAGTATTGGATATTTATCAAAAACTTAAAATATTTATGTCGATTGTTTTGGCAGTAAAGGATTTACATAAAAGTGGTTATTGCCATAGTGATCTGAAACCCGAAAATATTACGTATTTTTACGATACTAAAGAAAATAAAAAATATGTTAAATTGATTGATTTTAATTGTATGTCAAAAATAAGTGAAGGTAAGCATAAGTATATTTCTTATACTTATGGGACATATGGTTATTGTTCAACTGAACAGCATAAAAAAATGTTAAGTTTAAGGTCCGATATTTATTCTCTTGGTGTAATTTTACTTGAGTTTGTCTATGGTGGTGATTTATGGGATACTGATTATTATAATTATCAGAAATATAGAAAATCTATTGTGGAAATTTTGGATACTTTTAAAAATAAAGATCATGAACTTTATTCAATTGTAAAAAATTGTATTCAAACAAATCCCGATAAAAGATATAATATTGATGAATTACATGCAAAAATGAAAATATATATTAATGATGATCGCATATATAAAAAATATCGTTCAAACTAGAAACTAATATTTCTTCAAAAGTTACGGTGTGTATGTGAAATTTACTTTTTTTTAATTCATCTAAAAGATTTTCAAAATTATTTTCTTTTAGGACTTTTCTCAATGTTTCTACAAATTGTTTTATAATATCATCAAGTTTATCAACTTGTGTAATATCTATTGGTACTTTAAATCCAGAGAATATTTTAGATGAAGCTATAAATGCCCTTTCATAATTTTCCATAGTTTATTATAAATAAAATAAATATATTTAAATAATAATGAGCAAAGAATTAAATTTATATAATATGAACATAAATAAAGAATTTGTCGGTGGTGGGACAAAAAATAGTAAAATAGAAATAAATTTTGATAATGCAGTAAAAAAATACAGGAAAAAATGTATTATTCTTAATGAAGAAAATGATAAATTAAAAAAAGAAAACGATAAATTAAAAAAAGAACTTAGTAAGTATAAAAAAGCTTAATATAATAATATAATATTTATGAATATTTTACCAAATGTTTCTATTTTAATGCCAACTTATAATAGAAATAAATTTATTGAACTTATTTTACATAATATTATGTGTCAAACTTATCCTAAAAATAAACTAGAATGGATCATTATTGATGATGGAGAAAAAAAACTTATAAATGAAGAAAATAAAATAAGAAATATAATTTTTCCTATTAAACTAAAATATATTAGGATTAATCCGAAAAATAAATTAAAAATTGGTGAAAAGAGAAATTATCTAGTAAAATATTGTTCATATAATTATTGTATTAACATGGATGATGATGATATTTATCTTAATAATTATATCCTAAAGAGTATTTTATTTTTATTAGCAAAAAAAATAGATTTAGTTGGTTCAAACCAAATGATATTTTATTTTCCTAAACATCAAGCTTTTACAAAGATTTCTTGTAGAGCTAAAAGACAAATACATGAAGCTACTATGTGTTTTAAGAAAAAATATTGGTTGAAAACAGGTGGTTTTAAAAAAACAAATAGTTCAGAAGGATCTAAAATGATAGATAAATATGAAGAAAATGTTTATAATATAAATATTGATGGTTTGATGTATTGTTTATGTCATGGGAATAATTCATACCCTAAAGATTCTTTTTTACATAAAAAACCAGTTAATCTAAGATTAGATAATAATAAGAATAAAATTATAAAGAAAATATTTGATAATAATAATGAAATTAACAGATCAACCTGGTAGAATATTTGCTGTATTTGTTTTTGGACCACTTTTAATTTTAAGAGGTAAAAAATATAATGATAATTTATTAATATTTTTAGGTTTATTATTGATATTTTATGATTTTTTTTGGTTAATAAATAAACCAAGTAAAGTAATTAATTAATTATCTTCTTTTCTTTTTAGTTTTTCTTTTCTTAGTAGATATCTTTTTTCTATGAGTTTTTCTACGGGTTTTTCTACGAGTTTTCTTTCTAGTTTTTTTCTTATTGGATTTTTTTTTCTTTAAAGTTTTCTTTTTACTTCCGCGAATTAATATATTTTCTTCAACTTTTCCACTTTTATTAGAAATCAAAATAACATGTTTATTAGTATTATCATAAATAATTTCTCCAATACTGATTGATTTTGGACGCATTGCCCAAGCTATATTTGGTCTAATATTTTGAAGAATTAAATCAATTAATTGTTTATAAGTATCATCAATAACGATTTCACAATTATTTCCTCTAACTAATTTAGTAGTAAATGTACAATTTCTTATTGTAAAAACTAATTCAGGGCTTTCGAGAGTGTAGCCTGTTATATCAATATTAGGTTGAGTATCATTCAAAAAATCAAGGTCAGTATAAATTTTCTTATTAAAAATATATTTATGTCCTTTTAATTTAATAACAAAATCAAGTGTATTATTACCATGAATAACTATACTTATTTCATAACCAATAGACATTAAATTACCAGATATTGTAAAACGTTTATTATATATATCTTTGGCATAATTGGGAATAGTTGGTGCTTGTTCATTTTCTACTTCAGGTCTAGGTTCATTTTCTACTTCTGGACTAGGTTCAGATAAACTTTGTTCTAAATCATCTAAAGCAGATTTATATGAACTACTTTGTTCTAATTTACTCAAAGCAGATTTATATGAACTTTCTGAACTTAATTTAAAGTATTCTTCAATAACATTAATTTGTTTCTCCATAACTGTTAAATGACCTTTACCATCGGAATAATCAGAAGAATCACTCATATATATTATAATAATATAATAAATATATTAAAGATAAATAAAATATTTAATAATAATAATGGTTTTAAAATATTCGGAAGAAACCATTGATGAAATTATTTCTTCAAAAGAGTTTTTAAATTGTTTTGAAGAAAATTATAATAATGAAAAGAAAAAACCATTAATAGTTTTTTTAAATAATATTGAGACAAATAAGAAATATTATAAATTGGGTATCCAAAAAAGTAAACGTTTTAGAAGAAATGAAAATAGTGATACAATAATGATAAAAAATATTAATAGTTTATTAAATAAAATTACATTTGATAATTATGATAATATTTGTAGTGAAATACAACCATTAATAAAAAAACATACTTTGGCTTATATTTTAGAAAATATAATTGAGAAAAGTTTATTACATCATATATATATTGAGTTATATGTTCAATTTATAAATAAAATTAAAGAATCTTTTAATATAAAAGATATTTTAAATAAAGAATTGGATAATAAATATAATTCATTAATCAATGAAAAAATAGAAGGAACTACTTATGATGATTTATGTAAAAAAAATAATAATCTTGATAAGTTAAGCGGATTAACAATTTTAATTTCATATTTAGAAAAGGATAATATGATTTATCGTGATTCAGAAAAAATAATTAACGATTTATTTAATGATATAAATTATAATAATTTAGAATATCTTTATAAGATGATAACATGTATATTTAATATTTTTAAGATAAATAAAGATTTAGTAAAAATTTATTCAGATAAACTAAACGAAGTAAAAAATAATAAAATAAATTCTAAGATTAAATTTAAGATAATGGATATATTTGATATTTAAAAAGAATATATTAATTATATAAAATGGAATACATAAATAATGACATTTCGTTGCATGGTAATCCTGAAATTCAGGAAAATTTTAGCGAAACTATACATCTTCAAGATTTTCCTGAAATTCAGGAAAATTTTAGCGAAACTATACATCTTCAAGATTTTAATACAATAGGTCCTATGAATTATTCATCAGTTTTGCCTAGTATGGATAATACAACGGATAATTTTTATTATTTAGTTGAGAATAGAGTAAAAAAAACTAAAGGTTCTGAAAAAGCTGTAGTATTAAAGGATCGTTTATTAAAAGAATTACATGAGATGGATGATAATTTAATAGATGAATTCGAAAAAAAGGATAATCCTATATTAAATGAATTTAATGATGTTTTGAAAAAATTTAAAGATGGTTATCAAAAATTACAGGATGAATTTATAGAAATAGATACTACAATGCAAAAAGAAATTAAAACGGTTAAAGAAAATATTAAGAATTTAGAAACAATGATAGAGTTCATAAATAAATTAGATGAATCATTGAAACAAGATGAAATTTGTAAAGAAATTTTAAATAAAATAAACGAATTAACGAATAAAATAGAAAAGAATAGTACATTTGAGCAAGCTAAAAAAATATATTCTGAAAAACGTTTTGAATTAAATAAGTATTTTGATATTATAAAATCATTAAATAATTTAAATGTAAGTAATACTTGTCCACTTTGTTTAACAAATAAAATAGAATTATATATTGAACCTTGTGGTCATTGTTGTTGTAAAACCTGTAAAGATAGGCTTTTACAATATGAGGGAAGTTGTCGCGATGCGAATTGTTTTATTTGTCGAAAAAGGATAAATAATTTTAACAAAATTTATTTAAGTTAAATATTTAAAAATAATTTATATATTAATATTGGGAGGTGGAAATGTGGCTTTTATTAATTGTAAAAAAACTTAGGTGAATCAATTTTTTATATTTTACATATGTAATGGCGGAGTGGTGAAAATGTAAAAAAATGAAATATTAATCTGTGATAAAAAATTTTTATTTTTATCCCCTGTTACTCGTGGAGTTACACAGTATAGGATTATAGTTTTTCAAGTAGAGACTTATAAAATTGTCTGTCATTATTTTTTGATAAATTTCTTTTTACGAATACATAATATAATTCAGTATTAATTATTATATTATGTTGATTTTTTTTGATAGTAATTTCATTATCATTAACACTAATAATTTTCCCGTTATAAATATTTTCAAGATTATTTTTTTTGACAATACATACAGAATCATTTAAATAAAAAGTATCATCAATAAGTTCATAATCTTTTAGTTTACATTGTAAATTATCATTTAAGAAAAATATTATTGTTAATTTTTTATCAGTGGTTAAATTAATAATAGTTTTCAGAGGTTCTAAATGTTGAATATCCATTTAAATATAATTGGATAATATATTTAAATATTTAAATGAGTAAAAAAATTCCAGAATATATTGATATAAAAAAATTAATAAATAAATATTCTACACCATTACAGATTTATGATGAAAAAGGAATTAGAGATAATACAAGAGAATTAATAGATAATTTTAAACAGAAATTTACATTTAAACAATTTTTTGCCGTAAAAGCCTTACCAAATCCGCATATTTTAAAGATCTTAATAGATGAAGGATGTGGTTTAGATTGTTCATCTAGTTCTGAATTAAAAATAGCAAAAATGTTAAAGATTAATTCAGAAAATATAATTTTTACATCAAATTATACATCTAAGGAAGATTTAAAATTTGCGATGGAAATGGGTGTTATTATAAATCTTGATGATTATAGTTTGATAGATAAATTATATAAAATAAATAATATTTTTCCTAAAAAGATATTTTTCAGATTAAATCCTGGTATAGGGAAAACGGATGGAGAAACGGAATCTAATATATTGGGTGGACCGAATGCTAAATTTGGGATTTCACCTCAAAACATAATAGAATGTTATGAATTATCTAAAAATTATGGTTGTAAAGAATTTGGAATTCATATGATGACAGGATCATGTGTTATGAATAATAAATATTGGAAAGAAAGTATTAAGATACTAATAGATACAATAAATAATATTCAGAATAATTTAAATATTAAAATTAATTATATAAATATTGGCGGTGGAATAGGAATACCATATAAACCGGATGAATCAAAAATAAATATTAAAGAATTAGTAAATATAATTTATGAAACATTTACAGAAAATAATTTTATGGTACCAAATCTTTTTATGGAGAATGGTAGATATATAACAGGTCCATATGGTTGGTTAGTAACGAAATGTTTATGTAAGAAATTATCTTTTGATAAGATATTTTATGGTTTAGATGCGTGTATGAGTAATTTAATGAGACCAGGTATGTATAAATCATATCATCATATAACTATTTTAGATAAAACAAAAAATTTAAAAAAAAGTAATGTTGTAGGAACATTATGTGAAAATAATGATTGGTTTGCTAATGATAGATTACTTCCAGATGCTGATATAGATGATATATTTATAATTCATGATACGGGGGCTCATTCACATTCAATGGGATTTCAGTATAATGGTAAATTAAGAGCTCCAGAAGTTTTAATAAATTATGAAAAAAAAGATTTACTAATAAGAAGAAGAGAAAATTTTGATGATTACATTTCAACGGTTAGCAAGCACCACGATGTTTCCTTGTAAAGTTCTCAAGATAATCTTCAACCGTAATATTTTTCTTCCATCTTTTATTATAATCTTTTACAATTTCTTCTAGTGTTTGATTTATTGGTTTAACAACTTCTTTTACAATTTTTTCCGTAACAACCAAATCATTGAAGGTTTTGTTGGAACCTTCAAGATTTTTAATCCAGGAGCGTGATTGTCTGACAAAGTTGCGTATCATATTTTTTACAAATAATAAAATATTTTTCAAATTTTAAACATACTTAAAAGAAAATAAATATTATTCATTAAAATGGTAGCGATAGGAATTGATTTAGGAACAACATATTCTTGTGTAGGATGGTGGAAAGATAATAGATGTGAAATAATTGCGAATGATCAAGGTAATCGAACAACACCTTCATATGTAGCTTTTACAGATACAGAAAGAATTATAGGTGATGGTGCTAAGAATCAATCATC